AGGTCTCCATCAGGTCGCTGTTGTAGCTGAAGTCGGCCCGCATGAGCTCGACCACGGCCAGCGTGCTCAGGTGGTAGATGTTGCCGAGGTTGTCGACGCCCTGCGGCCAGTAGACCTTCGACCGCTCGCCGGTGAAGGCGTTGTTCTTCTTCCACGCGATGGCCTTGGTGATGGTGTCGACCGCCTGCGCGCTGCTGTCCACGAGGGGCAGGTCAGCGACGACGAAGGCGTCCCAGTGGCCGTTGATCTTCTGGCTGGCGGTGAGCATGGCGTTGTAGACCGCCGGGCTCTGGCTCCAGCCGGGGGCGGCGATCAGGTTACAGACCGCGAACTGCTCGGGGTAGAGCAGCGCGATGGAGCTCAGGCCGCTGTACTCGCCGCCGGCCGTCACGCCGCCGATGATGTCGTCGTCCTCGATGGCGCTGTCGTCCACCTCGTAGAAGCTGGCCGTCAGGGTGCCGGTGAGCGGGGAGTCCGCGATCAGGCTTGTGATGATGACGGTGCCCTTGGTGAAGTTATAGTCCACAGCGTAGTCGGTGCCCTCGGCGTAGTCGCCGCCATCGCTCTTGGCGATGGTCAGGGTGTCGAGGATGATGGTGGAGCTCGCAAACTCGGCCCGGCCGCCCGTGAAAGAGAGCTGCTGGGTGGTCTCGGTCGCCTTGCGGTGCTTGCCCGCAGACGGGTCGAGGACGTTGATGACGTAGATGGGGCCGATGTTCCCGAGGGTGTTGTTGAAGTGCGCGTTCATGACCTCACAGAGAGTAAAGGTGCCCCAGTCGGCCGCATAGCCGAGCTTGCGCTGCGCGTCGATCATGTTGCTGAGCTTGATGGGCTCATTGATGACGCCGGCGTCTGCGAAGCCGCGCACGAGGTTGACGGGCGCCGTGCCGATGTAGACCGGCGTGGTGCCCGCCTGCACGGCGCTCTGTGCCACAGTCTCGCCGATGTGGCCGTATGCGCCGTAGAGGTATTCGTTTGCCATCTGCTTTTCCTCCTTTGCATAAAATTAGAGCAGCCGGTCGGCTGCCCTTAAAGCAGGTGTTGGTAGTCCTTCGGCGTGCGTGTCAGGGGCTCCTCGGCAGAAAACTCCACCCACGCGAACCAGTAGGGGTAGAAGTCCGGGACGGCGTCCTGCTCAGACACAGGGCCGAAGGTGATGCCGTCCTCCTTCATGACGCGCAGCGGGCCGATGTACTCGGCGTTCTCGATCATACGGAGGGCCGTGTCCACAAAATTCCATGCGTCGCGCCAGCCCTCGCCGTTTTTCTCGAAGAAGGCCGCGGCCTCCTCGTTTTGCCACTGGACGTATGCGCCGCTGCCGTCGTTTTTCGGTTTGAAGATGTCGCGCCCGTGGTAGCCGGGATCCCACGCAGAGAAGCAAAGCCGGATCTTGATGCTCCTCGAGCTCATGGTCAGGCTGTCGGTGCCCTCCACGATCTGCACGCAGACCGAGGGGATGGGGGCCGGCACCTTTGGGGGCAATCTGTCCTTCGACGGGACGAAAAGCGAGAACGCGGTCGGGTTGACCAGCTTGTAGGGGTAGGAGGCGTCGGTCGCGCTGTCGTCGGGGAGCTTGAGCTGCACCATCGGGCAGACGGTGGAGCCCAGCCACTCCCGGACGGTCTCGATGCTGTTGACTATGGACACGGCTGCACCTCCTTTACATGGTCACGGTCTGGCCGAGCGCGATGGTGGCGACGCCCATGTCCTCGCTCCAGTCGTTGACGATATACTCGCGGCCGTCGATGTTGAGCCCTTCGCCCGCCGGGCGCCGGGGCGGCAGATCCTCGACTGCTGCATACAGCATGAGGGACGACTCTGCCACGCCCAGCTCTTGCCCCCCTTGGCGTTCCTTCAGGGCGTTGTCATCCAGCACGACGGTGATGGTCTTGCCGTCGACCTTGTGCTCCTCGCCGAACTCGGCGAGGTTGAGGAACACGAGGCGGCGGTCGTCAGCGACCATTTTCTTGAAGTCGAAGGCCATTAGACGGGATCCGCGGCGCCGATCTGAGGGGGCTCCTCATTGTCGCCGGTCTGGTCGTCGTCGGCCTCGTTGGCCGCCGCCTTCGCCTCCTCGATGGCGGCGATGACATCGGCCTTCTTGCGCATGGCAGAGGCGTCCACGCCGTAGGCGGCCGCCACTTCCTTCAGCTCGTCGAGCTTCATGTCCTCGTTGTACTCAGGAGCAGCGGCCGTGTCGTCGGTCTCGGGTGTGTCCTCGAGCTCCTGCTCCGACTTTACGGCCGGGGCAGGGGCCTCGGGCTGTTCGTCGACATACTTGGCGACGCCCTGCTTGACCAGACGGGCCTCGAGCTCGGGGTCGAACTTCTGAGGCCCGTCCGCATTGGTGATGGGGATAACCTTGCGGCCGTTATAGTAGCCGAAGGTGCCCGCGGTGATCTGGATCATGTTCGTGCTCCTTTCTGCCGGCTTAGCCCGTGGTCAGGACATCGGCGACGATCCACGGGTTTTTGTTGTTGGGGATCAGCAGCGGGCGGCTGGAGATGGTCAGCGTGCGGGTGTTGCCCTCGGCGCTGGACACATACTTCGGCACGCGGCGGCCGGCGTAGGTGTGGAACTCGCCGTCGGCCTGCTCCACCTGAGAGACGGCGCCATAGCAGGTGCGGCCCGCAGCGGGGGCGGTGAGGATGCACTTGCCGCTCGGGATGTAGAGCTGGTCGTTGCCGTCGTCATCGGTATAGGTCTCGTCGTAGGAGATCACGCTGATGATGCGGCCGTTGATATTCAGGCGGGCCATGATGGCAGCGCCCGGCGCCAGCTCCTCGGGGGCCACAGAGCCCAGCTCGTAGCGGCGGTTGTCGAGCATTTCCTTGATGTCGGGATCCTCGACGATGACATCGGCCACGTCAGGGGAGCACACGAGGTCGGCAGCACGCAGGCCGCGGCGGGTCAGCATACGGGCCATCGCGCCGAGGTCGGCGCGGATCTTGGCGCCCTCTGCGTCCCACTTGGTAGTCGGGGTGTAGGTGGCGTGGTTGCTGGCCTCGGTGTAGAAGCGGATCTCCATCTCGTCTCCCTTGTCGGAGTCGTCGGCGATGTGCTTCATGATGCAGCCGTTGGTCAGCATGGTCTCGGCGGCCATGGCCTCCTCGCGGTTGGTGATAAGGTCGCCCAGCTCGTCAGCGTCCCGTACAATGAGCACCTGCTGGCGCTGCTCGGGGGTGAGCTGAGAGTACAGGGCCTCACCGAAGCCACGCTTGCGCAGCTCGTCGAGGGTCAGAGTGCGGCGGGGAGCCACGAAGGGCGGGGTGTACCGCTCCATGGTGTAGCCCTTGCGCAGGATGGTGACGCCGCCCTTGCGGGGAGCGACGAAGGGCGCGAGCTTGCGCACGCCGTCACGGTACTCGACCAGCACATCCTCAGTGGAGAAGATGTCGCTCGCGTCGTTGGTCGGGAAATAGCGGTCGCGCAGGAAAGTCGCCGCAGGGGCGAGCTGCTGCACGGCCATGAGCAGCGTGTGGGTGTCGTAGAAGTTAAAAGGCATGATCTTGTCCTCCTTCTCTTAGTAGTCCAGCGCGTCGCTCAGCAGGATGCCGGCAGCGCGCAGAGCTTCCTCGTCGGCAGGCTTCAGGGCGTAGCCGGAGCCGCCGAAGATCAGCTTGTTGCGGGCGAAGTGGCCGGTGCGGTAGGCGGTGGCCTCCACGTCGGCGTCAGTGCCGATCTCGGTGTCGTCGCAGAGGATGGCATTGGCGGTCAGGGTCTCGTTGCTTGCGGCGGTGGTGCCGAGGGCGACCATCTTGCCCTCTCCAGCGGCACCGCTGGCGACGGCAAGAACAGTGCCGCGCTTGAGGGTAGCCTTTGCACTTGCCTCCTTGCGGATGGTCACGGTGAACACGTCGGCGACGGGCTCGTTGGTGACGATCAGGCCGTCGTAGTCCACGGTGCCGAGGTTTTCATCCAGTCTCTTGCTCATTACTTCTTACCTCCGTTCTTGGTGGTGTTGTAGATGCCGACGATGGCGTCGACCTTGGCCTTGTCATCGGCCTCGCTGCCTTCCTCGCCTCCATTGGGGGCGGCTCCGACATTGGCGGCGCCGGACTCGGCGTTGTCGTTGGCGGTGTCCTTCAGGTGCTTGGCGCCGAGGGCCGCCTGCTTCTGCATAGCCTTGAGCGCGAGCTGCTCAGCGGTGCAGGTGTTCTCGCCGTACTTGGCGTCCCTGACAAGCTGAGCGTCGCCCACACTGGCGGCGATGCTGTCGATGGCCTCGATGCGGGCCCGCTCCTGCGTGATGGCATTTGCGGCGGCCTGCTGCTCGATCTGAGCGACGAGGTCGGGGTGCTGTGCTCTCATTTCCTCGAGAGTCATGGGCTCATCTTCCTTTCTGTTTTCGCCGCCGTTCCCGGTCGGCTTATTTCCAGCCGCCGGGGCGGCGTGGATGCTGTTGATGCGGATCGTGCTCGGGACATTATGCAGCCCCTTGATGTTGTGCCGGATGCCGGCCACGAGGAGCACCTGCTTGTCGGCGCTCACACTGACATCAGGGCCGTCGCCCTCGAGCAGGGTGTCGGCGAAGCCGTTGTCGATGGCTTCCTGCCCGACCATCCATGTCTCGCGGGTCATCATGGTGCGGAGCTGTTCGACCGCGATCCCGGTCTTGGCGTGGTAGATCTCCGCGATGGCCCGCTCGCTCGCGTCGAAGTCCTTCTGGAGCTTCTTCAGGTCTGCGAGGGTGTAGTAGTCCATCAGCAGGCCCGCGACGCCGTGGATCATGACCATGCTGCCGGGGTAGACCTGCACCTCGTCGCCGGCGCAGGCGATGACGCTGGCCGCGCTGGCTGCGATGCCCTCCACGATGACGACCTTGTGGCCGCTCAGGCCCTTGATGGCGTTGTGGATGGCGATGCCGGTGTAGAGGTCGCCGCCGGTGCTGTTGATCTTGATGGTGATGTTGCTCTTGCCCTTGACGGCCGCGAGATCCTCCATGAAGCTCTCGGGAGCGATATAGAGGCCGGGCTCGGGCTCACCCGTCCACCAGTCCACAGGCTGACGGGCAACGACATCGCCATAGAGGACGATCTCGCCCGAGTCCTCGCCGACGCTGGCGATGTTCCAGAACTTCGTCGGCGTCTGCTGGACGACCTGCGGCCCGGCGCACAGGCGCGGGGTGTTACTCGTTTTCATGCTTGTCCTTGTCTCCTTCCTTGATGGTCTTTTCCACCTCGGCGACGATGGCAGCGCGCCGCACGGCAGCCGAGAGGGATGCGCCGGCCACTGATGTGCCGCCGGAGTCGCCGGTGCTGCCGGTGTCTCCCTGAGCCGCCCGCAGCTTCTCGTTTTCCCGAGCGAGCTGGTCGATGTTGGCGTCCCACTGGCCGCCGTTGAGCCGGATCGTGGCCTGCTCGCGGGTGGTAATGCCCTCGCCGATGGCGAGGATCTCGGCCGTGATCTCCTTGGTCGGGTCGAGCTGCCCCTGCGAGGGGCCGATCCACTCGGCGCCGAGGTAGGCCGCCCGGGTTGCCGGGTCAGCGAAAAAGCCCGGGGCGCTGATGCGTCCGCGGGCCACGGCCTCGGCGATGAAGATCTCATAGATGGGGGTGCAGAAGTCATCGACAAACCACTTGCGCCTCATGCGGAAGGCTTTCCACGCCTCCAGCAGGGCGGCGCGGCTGGCGCTGTACGAGCTGTTGAACGCCTTGAGGAGCAGGTCGGCCGGGATCTCGAGGGCTGCGCCCACCTGCTCGCAGATGGCGCGCAGGAAGCTGTCGAAGCCGCTGGCCGGTCGCTTGGGGTCGGCAAAGGTGACATCCTCGCCGGGCTCCATGATGTTGATCTGTCCCGGGCCCATCTCGTACTCGTTGGGATCCCGGGTCACTTCCGGCAGGCTGCTCCCCACCTCGTTGAACGGGTTGTCGCCGGCGCCGGCCTCGGTCTTGATGAAGGCCGTGAAAAAGCTCTCCACGACGGCCGCGGTCAGCTCGCTCTCGGTGTAGCGCCGGAGCTGAAGCAGGGGCTCGATGACCTGCGCGAGGTAGCTGACGCCTCTGTACTGATCCGGGCGCTCGCTCTCCATGATGTGCAGGATGTTCGGGAGCCCTGTGCGCCGGCCGTATGCTTCCACGCGGGCCCACTTGGTCGCCGCTGCACCCAGCTCGAAGGGGTAGGTGCTGCGGATGTGGTAGGCGACGATCTGGCCGTTGCTGTCCACCTCGACGCCGTCGTAGATGGTGTTGCCGTTGGCCGCCTTGCCGGTGGTCAGCAGCATGGGGGTGACGATGCCGGAGCTCGTCGGGGTTGCCACGCGGTCGGCCTCGATCAGGTGGATGCGCAGCGAGTAGGGCATGAGGGGCGTCGGGTCGTACTGCTTGACGACCGCGAACACGTCGCCGCTGACCAGCCACGAGGCGAGGGCGAGCTGCTGCATGGCCGCGAAGTTATTGACGCCAGTGGCGTCGCACGCCCTTTTATTGTTGGCCCACAGGCTGAACTCGCGCTCGGCCTGCGCCTGCCATGCGTCTGCGGCCTCCTGCGTCATGCCGAGCGCCTCCCGGTCGATCCGGCTCTTGAGCTGGAGCCCGATGCCGACCACGTTTGTGCGGTTAGTGCGGATGGCCGAGGTGGCGATGGGTGCGGCCATGTAGAGCATCCGGGCTCTCTGCCGGAGTGTCCAGTTGTGGGCGTCGATGTCCTCCTTGGGGCTGCCGCTGAAGGCCCTGAAGCCCTTGGTCGACCTCTTGTGCCAGCTCGCGCCGGCGTCGCCGTAGCCCTTGTTCACGGGGCGGGGGCTCTGCCGGCCGCTCTGCGGTCGGCTTCTGTTCTTTCGTCTGCTGATGGTGCTCACCTCCTTCGGGTAAAAATGGCCGGCGCCGGGAGAAAAGGAGCGAAAACTCCCGGCGTCGGCCTATGAAAAAAGCCCCTTTCGGGGCTTCTTTCACCAGTCACGGGGGACGACGCCCACGGCTTTGCGGGGGCGCTGCCCGTTGAGCAGGGCCTCGAGGGCTGCGATGTCGTCCTCGAGCTCCTTGATGGCCGCCCGGATGGCGGCGAGGTCGGTGTTGTAGCGGGACAGGTTGCGGGATCCGATGCCATAGCTCTGCACGCCGCCGCTCAGCATTTCGGCCTCCCGCTTCAGGTAGAGCTCGAGCCGCTCCCGCTTGCCGGTGAGCTCGATCTCGATGGTCTTGCGCGTTTTCATGTGGTCGTGTCCTCCTTACCAGTCGTCGAAGGCGCTGGAGCTGCTGCGCTTGGTGCGCGCCCGTCGCTGCGGCGCCGGTTTTGGCTGCTCCTCGAGGCCGCGCAGGCGGCGCTCGACTGCGTCCATGTCGGGGTTGATGATCTTGAGGCCGGCGTTGGCATAGTCCCGGCAGTCGAGGGCCTCGTTGCGGTTGTGGCCGGGCAGCTTCTCCCACGCCCAGCGGTCGCCCCTCCGGGTGCTGGTGAGCACCAGCTTCTCGGAGAGCAGGCCGTTGAAGTAGTTGAGGTCGTAGCCGGCGTCGGGGTGCCGGTTGAAATGGGAATATTTCGGGCCGGGCTCCTGCACCTTCAGGCCGGCCATGATGGCAGCCTTGCCGGCGTCGACGCCGATGGTGTAGAGCCAGCAGGTGATCTTCTTGTTGTCCCGGATCGGCACCTTAGTCGGCGGGGAGACGTAGGGGATCCCGTCGCCGCCCTTGCCCTTGATGGCAAACACGCGCTTGCCCTGTCGGGCCCGGCAGGCTTCGTACACCTCTTGGGTGAAGTGGCCGCCGGAGTCGACACAGGTGATGGAGATCCGCAGGCCCCGGCCGTTCTTGAAGGTGTAGACGTGGTCGATCACGTCGTCGAGGCGCTGCCAGACCTCCGGGGTGTCCGGCCGGCCCATGATGTAGCCCTTGACGATGCCCCAGTTTTCGCCGTACTTGCCGTGGCCGACGACCTCGTACTCGAGCCGGTTGTCCTGTGTGTCCACGCCGCAGGTGAGCACCAGCACGCCGTCGGGCAGCTCCACGGGGGTGCCGTCCGGGCGTGTGCCGTAGTCCTCACGGCGGGCGAGCATGGTGTCCTCGTCCTCGAGGTCGCCGCGATCTTCCCACAGTTGGCCGA